TTGTGCCATAAATTTCTTATATTTTCTTTAGCATCATCATGAAACCGTATTGTTACTGGTTGATACTGAAAACTATGATGACTTTGTGTTTTTCTATTGTATTGGTTATGAGTTTGCACATCCATTGTATATGCAGGTAAATCTGCACTTTTTACAAGTATTGGAATTTCTAATTGTTGAATGGTATCAAATAGTGTTGCTGCTTCTACAGTAAACTCAAATACAACATGGAATAAGTTACTGTATTTTGGTTGTAACTCATAGTTATTGTCTACAAATGTTTTTGATGCGTGTTTATAATCTCTAACTGTTGCGTCAGAGGTCATTCCATTTAAAAGTGGATTAACACTAGCCATTTATAACTAACTCCTATTAGCCAGTTACAACCTGTCCAACTGTTCTTGTTACTCCTGCACCTATACCATCACCTAATGGTGTTTGAACTGCGTTGTCAAATCTTACACTAAGAGTAATATTTGCTGGTTCTTGTGATGCATAGTCTAAATCATTGTAGTTCACATTTGATATAAAGCACCCGTATAGTTCCCAAGTTTCAAGAACGTTAGGTGTGTTTGCACCGTTACCACCATCTAATAGTTCAAAACGTGTAATAAACTTATAATCAATACCTGAAGCTGCACTTGATTGTTCCATAAAATCAAATTGTTTTTGTACTTGCTCACCTACAAGTTTTGAAACTGCACCGTTTACATCATCACGCAAGTTTACTGTAACCTGTTCCCAAGTATGTTTACCTACTAAGTATACTTTACTGTTATAGATGTCAATCATGTTCTCTTCAAATGTAACACTCGGACGAGTAATATTCATTATTTGTTTTGTCATTTCAGTTCTAGGTGTGCTTACCCCAAAGTTTTCAAAACTAGCTCTAAATCGATATTTAAGTTTAGGCATTAACAAGCCTTGGCTTGCTGCACTCTGGTCACCGTCAATAGGTACTGTAAACTTTGTTAATGATGAAACTGACATTTCATTCTGCTCCTAATCTAATTATAAAAGTATTTATCAGTTTTTTGTCATAAAAAATGGGGGTATAAACCCCCATTGTATTTTTTTATATTTTTTAAACTGTGCTTGAAGCTGCTACGTTTCCGCTTGCAATTTCACCAGTATTCTTTAATCTTATTGGAATAAAGATAAATTCTGCTGATTTTACAGGTTCAATAGCAACGTCTACATATAATTCATTACGATCAATTCTATCTGATGTATTATTTGTATCATCACATACTACCAAATAATCATAAACACCACGCTTTGCAACTAAATCATTAAGTGTTTGTTCAATTTGTTGCTTAATTTCGTCTCTTGTTATTTTATCATTTGGTTCAAATACGAAGCCTGTAGCAATTGTCTGTAACTGTCGTCTTAAATACCCTGTCAATCTTGATATATTAATACGATCTAATGCACTTGTAGTTGCAGCTCTTGTTTTGTTTCCATAGTTTAGTATTCCACTACCTTGGAAAAATGCTATTGGATTAACTCTATTTGTGTATAGTGTGTCTCTTACACTTTCACGAATATTGTCATTTATAAATGCACCAGTAGTTGCACTTATGTACCCAATACTTGCAACATTATCTATTAGACCACGTCTTGTACCAGCTGGTGCAAACCAAGGGAAACTAATATCGTCACTTCTTGCAATTGTTCTTAGTATTGCATGACTTGCTGGAACAACAATTGTGTTATTATTAAGATCATTTGTTGTTGCACTTGGGTAAAATACAGCCAAGTATGGATCACTTGTTACTAATCCATCTTCGTTATTATCAGAAGCTGCCGCAACATTTGTAGCCCAGTTTTCTATAGCAGTACTTGTTGCAGCTAATCTCATTGGGCTATCGCCTACAACAAAAGCAGTCTGTCGTCTATCATTATTTAGACTGACCATATTGCTTATAAGTTCTGGATATCCAGGTGCTGCAATTATGTTAAATGTTCTTGCATCTTCACGTAATTCTGCACTAGCATCTACGGCACTCTTCATTGCATTTACAACTACTGTTCTTACTGCTTTGCGTCCAAATGTACTTCCGCTACTTGTAACCCATGCATCCTTTTCAGTAGGCAGTGTAGGATATAATGTAGTATCACTAAAGTTTGTTCTACTAAAATAATCTGATTTAAATTGTTTTACACCATATGTACTACGTCTTGTGTTGAAAAGTAGTATTCCACGTGGATAAACACTAGGATCAGGTCTATCAATATCTACATAATCACTTGTTAGTAATGTTTTAGTTGTTGGGATTGTACCAGTGACAACATCTGTTGTGCCGTCACCTATAAAACGTGCATCACCAAAAATTATTCCATTTTCAGTTGTAGCATCTGTCTTATCTATAGCAACCCATTTTGCTTCACCGTCTACAGTCTGACGTCTGTAAAGTGCTGGATAATTTTCTAAGTCACTTGTGTCAATCCATAAATCACCATTTACTAGCACACTATCATCACTTTGTAAAGTAGGAGCAGTAGTGCTAAAAATTACACCGTTTGGATCTGTATCACCTAATGCAAATCCTCTTGTATCTGTAATGTTTTGGTATCCTTGCCATGTTGTTCCATTATGTATCATAATGTCTGCTTCAAAGCCACCTGCATACCAGTATGTATCTGCATCTGGATTTGCACTTGGAGCACTTGTACTTGCAGTATATGTAGGAGCAATCCAGTTACTTGCTATTAAATCACTATTATTACCTGCTCTTACTTGTCCTGTTGTAATACTTGTAGTAATACCTGCATCTGTTAAAGGAGTGCCTGATGTATCTTTAAGAATTATCACTCCACCTAAACTGTGAGAAATTACTAAGTATCCACCTGTGTCTACACTTGCACTTACATTACTTACATTTGCGGCATTTATATCACTTGCCATATCTGCTAATGATGTACCACTTAATGTTACTGTAACTGCAGTGCTAAGTGTTGTACTGTTTGCTGCACTAGCCTGTATTGTAAAAGTTTCACTTGAAGTAAGCGGATTTGCACTATTAACTAAACCAGTAATACTTGTTGCCCCTGTACTATATCTTTGAAACAATTTATATGTAACAGTATCGTTTTCTGTAACATCATATTGAATATAATAACTTCCTGTACTAATATCTTTGCCACCTGTAGTATCTAAATTCTTAAGTGCAGTTTGATCATTTTCGTATGCTGGTGCAGTACTTGAAACAAAAGCTGCAGTAGCAGTATTATATGCACTTATATCTGCTAAAAATCCTAAGTTACTTTGAGTTGTCTTTACCCAAACACTACCTGATGGACGTGGTGTTGTATCTGTTGATTTCCATGCTGGAACTGTATAGTGTGGATCTTGTGCAATCAATGGTCTTGCATAAGTTCCTGCAGTTAGGCCTGCATCAGTAAGTATTGTGCCACTTGCATTTGCTAAAACAATTTTACCATCTGCAACACTGTCTACACCTACTGCAGCACTGTTAGCAAAAATTTCAATTTTATTACTGTGTACTGCTGCAGTAACACCTGTAATACTTGCATTGTTTATACTTGTTGCTAGTTCAGCAACTGTACTACCAACCATTGTTACTGTTGTGCCGTTAATTGTAATACTATCACCATTTGTAAATCTTGGACTTGCTATTGTACCTGCAATAGTAGCATGAGCTATTTGCCAACTTGCACTTCCTACTAATACCCAAGCATTACTTCTGTTTTTATAATACACAGGATTACTTGTATTTGTAGCGACTAGTGCATAATCACCAATAGCACCAATTGAAGTTTTTGGAACACCACCTGTTAAATCAGTTGTGCTTGTAATTACTGTTGGAATTTTATTTGTAAAAGCGCCTGTACTCTGGTTCCATTCAAATATTCCCCAACGTGTATCTGCACTCACGTCCCACCATACTGTATTATTTGTTGGATTTCCTGTTGGACGGTTAGTGCTACTAGCAAGTTGTGCTAAATCTATATCTGCTCTTGTAACATATGCTCGGTTGCTTACTCCTAATAAACTGTAAGCTGCCATTAATCCATACTCATTCAACTCATATCCATTTATAGGAGTACCTGCAGTTGTGTTATAAAAAGTTGGATTTCCAAATGTTGCAGTAAGTTCTCTTTGACTTCCTATTAAATAAGTCTTGCCTGCGTTTGATGAAGTAGTTCCTGCTGCAGTGCCTGTACCTGTTCCACTTGTTTTATTCTCTGCAGTTGCAATAACAATTGCTGCTACTGTGCCTGCTGTTGATGGTGTGTAATTACTTTCATCTATAACTGTAACTTCTACACCAGGTGATATTAGTGCCATGTTCTCTTTCCTTTTAAAAGGTATTTCATATACTGTTATTTATCCACACACCCTCTAAATAACCTATTTTGCAAAATCCCTTTTAAGGTATGAGTAAATATACGCATGAGAGCTAGTTGTGAACAATGCGGACAACGTCCTAAAGCAGTAAACTATATAAAGGATGGTAAGAAGTATTATAGAAAGAAATGTGAACAGTGTTTAAAATTATATAAACCTGTTAAACCATTATGGGTAGATAGTGGATACAAGGTAAAAAGAAAATGTGAGGCTTGTGGTTTTAAACCAAGTTTAAGAAGTCAAGTCACTGTGTTTTATATAGATGGAAACTTGAAAAATGTTAGCAACCGTAATCTGAAAACTGTATGCCTGAATTGTAATCAGGAGTTAATAAACTTTGGGTGGAACCGAGGTGACTTAACACCTGATGTTTAAGAGTTTCGATTGAACTGTTATTATCAATAGTAACTGTAAACTCCTCTTCACGTCTAGCCCATTTCCATTCACTTGCATGTACTTCAGGAAAAACAACTTTCATGGGATTGCTTAGTTCCTCACTAGAATTTGATTCATTACAATTAATTGCAGTTTCCCACCATAGTGGAACATTACCACGTCTAACTTGCCAAACTTGGCCACCGATATCACGTATCATGTTTTGTTCATTTGAAAATCTTACATCTGGTATGACATAGTTGCCAGGATTTTGTAGTAATTCTTTTTTTAGTAAACTAACCCATACACCATCGTAGAAACCATCTCTCATACAATCTGTACCAAACTCTTGTAGTACTAAACGTGGTGTAATTGTTCTGCCAGTTTCAGCAGTCCAAAATTCATCAGGTTGCTCTCGCCAGGTTCTGCTTTCATCAGTATCGCCTTCAAGCATTGATCTATCCCAACCAAACACAGTAGCAACACCATCTTTTAATTTATCAGCGAAACTAACTTTTTTAAAACCTTGTTCTACAAGTATATCAGCAACTGTTCCTTTTCCAGAACCAATTAATCCGCATATTCCTATTATCATTCAAGCCTCTCAACAACTATATTTTATAGTAACATAGATTTAAGAAATGTCAACCTATTATAAATGAAAGTGGATCTGATCCATCTACATAATTACGTAGTTCTTCATCCAATTTGTCAAGTTCTACTTGAGCTTCTGCTTTTAATGCATCGCCATTTAAACTTGTACCACCTTGAGGTCCAGCAATAGTACTAAACTTACTACGTGCTTCACCTAGTGTGTATTTTGCAAGTGCAAGTGCATAATCTTGAATCCAAGGACCAGAGTGTCTATCTTCAAGTAATCTACTTTCGGGACGTAAGTTATATGTCCAAAGAACTATTTGTTCACCGTCTGCACTAAACTTACGGAGTAGTGTAATCTTTTTAGTTACAGGATTAAATTCAAAATTTATGAATCCACCAAATAATCTTGCACTCAGTTCTTGATACTGATAATACATTTCATATGTAGCCATTCCACCTATTCTACCGCTTTGTAGCAAGTAAGTATTTTGGAATGCCGCCTCAAATGGTTCAAATTGTGTTCCAGTATCACTACTGCCACTTCCTACACTACGTCTAAATGCTTGACGTACTTCTTCTATTTCATCAGGTAGTGTATATTCCTGTTGTTCTTTAACAACACTTAAAAACACATATGAACTTTCATATGCATTTTGACTACGTTGCCTAAAACGTTTTATTGATTTATCAATTACGTTATCATAATGATCTGGGTCAAGTTCGACATCTACCATGCCATCGCCTAAACGAAAGCGGATGTAATCTACCGTGTCTGCTCTTAAACTTGCTAGTGTTGCCATTAGTGTATCCTTGTATATACACTATTTATTAATTAATGACTGCCTTAAGTATTACTGTGTCGTTGTTAATTCTACCATTAAGTTTAGTTTCAACACCTTTAATGTTTAATAAAAATTTACGTAATTGTACTTTGCCACTTTTATTAAATTCTGCAAGTTGTTGTTCAGGTTTTCTTAATGTCTTGGCAATACTTTCGTTTTCATTAAAGAACTGTATTGTCGTACCTTTTACCTGTAAGGTTTGATGTTCTTCTGAAATGTACTTTCCAATTTTTCTTGTTTTAATATTAAATACCCAGAGTTCATTGCATCCTATTATATCAGCAGGATTTATACTGGCAACTTTATACTTTTCATTTGATTTACAGTATTTCATTTTAGCGACTAATTTTTCTGCACTCTTAGGTTTGGGTGACCTTGTTTTTCTTGTTGCTTTACTTTCTGCTGTGATTAAATCACATGCACCTACAATACCCTGAAACAGTTCTACTGCTTTTTTAATATCTGCTTTATCTAGATGCGAGTAACCTTCTTTAAGTTGTTCGTCTTGTTCACTTACAGGCTTTTGTAACATTAGATATTCACCTAATATGCCTTCATAGTAACTACGAATATGTCTTGCATGTGCTTGGTTAACTTGCATTGTTCTGAAAAATTTTACACTATCAAACTTTTTAAAGGCTTTAGGGTCTTCAATAAACGTATCTATTTGTTCTTCTATTTCTGCAATAATATTACCACTTGCTTCTTTTATACGTTCTTGTATACTAGGAACATATACATTTTTGGGTTTAGAGTCCTCAACTGCACGTACTTCTTCTACAATTGTTAGCCCTTGCTTGTATAATTTATCAAAATAGTTTTCTGTGTAACAAGTAATGTCTTCAGAGGCAACTTGATCATTTGCTACCCAATTACAATAAGAAGCAATGTGAGAATACTGGAAAGCATAGTCTTTGTTTTTTAGAATAATTTTTGCTTTTTCTTTGTCATAAACTTTTTTAATATGAGCTTTTGTTATTGCAACAAATTCCTGTTTGTCAACATTAAAATGAAAGTA